GCCTGTTGAGTCGCTCCGGCACGACAATGTGCATGCGGCAACAAAAAACGAGCCGAGATAGGTTGGATTGACGCTGTCCATCATTTCACCCCCGCCCATGGTTCTCGTCAGTGTGAGACATCCGAGGCGAGCCAGGTTAGCAAGCGACAGACGGACGTCATTGGAGGGCTCTGGATTTTCGGAGGACCTACGACCGCCCTCAGGGCAAATAATGGCTCGCTCCGGGAGGTAACCGGTGAATACTCCTTGATGATGCATTTCGCCAAACGGCAGCGCATATATCGTGCGCAGTATGCGAGCGTCGAGCGGCGTGAGATCTCTAAGAATCGAAATGTATGCCGCGCTCAGATCTATGCCGCTATCGGCATTGGCGGCATTGACCAAAAGCGTTGCCCACAAATCTCGTATATCTGCGTCATCCTCCAAGGAGGCGGCTTGCAGAAGGGGGACCGCGAACTTAGGAGGGATTGTTCGCGTAGGAGAAGGCAATCCGATTTGCGCTAGCTTTCGGTCAGCGCGTGCCATGAGATCTACCTGATTCTCCCATCGCATGTATTTCAGCTTGTCCTCGACGATTCCTGACGCAAGTTGCAGCGGACCTCCGATGTATCTCGCCACAAACGTTCCGAGTCTAGTGGTTGCCTCCACAACCTGTCCTGCTGTTTTGGCGACTTCCTCGGTGGCTTTTGCGACGTCGGATGCGGCTTGAATTGGATCGGACACGTGACACCTTGTACATTGAGCGAAGGGGCTATGATCAGAGCGTAAACAGCGATCTCCGGCAAGAGGCAAGGTGTCCTCGCAGCCGGGGGCTTACGCATGCGGGGAATCAGCCTCACTCCTCAAGGGCCTGGGTAATGACGCGCTCGGGCAGATGCGGCGCGTAAATTGCGACTTGCTGAGCTACTGCCTGTCGGTCGAAGTATGGGGCACGGTCGGCACTGGTTGAACATGTTCGGCATGGTTCCCATAGAAGAGGTCGATCAGGCATCCGCCATCGATTGAAAGTTGTCCGGACTGGAGGTCAATGTGAATACGAAAAGTGCAAAGCGCAACCTGTACAACTCTGACGAGGATTTTTGGCGGGATCTGGACAGGCTAAACGCGCTCGACAATCCCTACTTGCCGTGGCGCGCAGTTGAAGCTCGCAAGAGTCATATTGATGAGTTCGGGGATGCAGTCGAGAATGGGGAGGTGCATTACGTGAAGGATGCTGGGCGCGCATTCACTCCCCCATTCCGCCTATCGCGTAGTTCCATGGAAAAGGTTCTTTACGTGGCCGTGCGTCTTAATCCGACCATTCAGGGGCTTGCAGACAAATTGATAAAGAAAGCGGAGGATGAGTTGTTTAGCCACCTGGATCAGCAGACGCCATAACTGTGTGGTGCCGCGTGATGGGCTGTCGGTATTCGGGTTTCGTGCAGAATGCACGTGCCGTTGCAACGGGTTATATAAGAAGCCCGCTATGCTGTCGCATAGCGCTGCATCAAAGCGTATCAGCGCAGATCACTCTGTGATTGAGCCTCAAGCCACTGCTGGATCGCGCAAGCGCATAAGAAGTGACTCGACCGCCGGCGTGAGCGGGCTGGTCGCACCTTCGCGGTCATCGTATAGGGTGCCAAGCACTAGGAGGACAGCCGAGCGCACCGCGCCGGGCACGGTGCTCGCAGTGTCACCTTCTTCGAGTGCCCATGTGTCGGGGACCTCCTTCAGTTTCAGATAGTCCACGACGATGTCGCTGGCCGCGTCGATCAGATCCTTGATCGCGTCGTCATCCTCGCCCGCTTCGACGCGCAGGTGCGAGAGTGCGCGATTGAACGAGACGAGTTGTTTAATTGCCATTGGTCGGCTCCTTTGATTCAGGCGTGCTGGTCGTCGTGGTGCTGCTTGGCGCGGGATCCTTGTCGCGCTCGGCGAGCGCGCGCAGCGAGTAATTCTGCTGCTGGAGGTAGGGCGTATCGCCGCCCGGAACCGGCGCCATGTTTTCGGCAGCACGCGCCTCATTCGGGGCCATCCAGCCACCGCCTACGGCTTTTGAGTGCGCGTCATATCGCGCGGCTGGATCCATGTGCAAGAGCCCGCGTACATCAACGTCAAACCCCTGGCCGTCCGGGACTTCGAAGCCGTCATCGAGACAGAGTTCGAGTTCTTCGATCGGGGCTTGCAGGCAATCGGTGTAGTACGACTGTTCGAGCGCGCCGATGTTGGCTGCCGTTTTCGAGCCGGTCGGGTCGGCACCGATCTTGTAGAGCGGGACGTGATAGCAGCGCGCCACGTCTTCGACAGCTCAGCGGAGCTGTTCAACGAGCTGCGCATCCGTGGCGGTCATCATGACGGTTTCGTACTTCAGTCCGTCACCCACCACAGCCAAACGGCCGGTGTTTTCGCCGCCGTAGTTCGTTTCCCAATGGGTCTTCAGCCGGTTTGCGGTTTCGTCGCTGATCTTGCCGGGCGCGGACAGGATGCCGCCAGGCCGCGACATGTTGCCGAAGAACTTCCGGCTGTTCTGCTGTATACGGTTTCCCATCGTGCCGGCCGCGGCCGCCGCGACGATCGGTGATACACCAATGAGCGGATGCCAGGGGCAGATACCGCGATCGTGGATGATCTCCGACGCTGGAATCGTGACTTTCTCCGGCAGGCCGCGCAGCGGATCGGCGGCCACCTGATAGAACACAGCACCGCTGGGCGCGACGAGCGGAACAACGCGCGTCGGGTCGAGCACGTACATCGCAATCACGTTGCGCAGCATGTCGCGAACGAGCAGCACATACGCGTTGCCAGCGAGCAGCTTCGACACCTGCCACGCCTTCACGAACTGAATTCGATTTTGGTACGGATTCGGCCGACGTAGCGGCCCCGTGAAGCGGGGCGCACTGGCGTCCTGCCAGATATTGCCGATCTGCTTCACGTACCAGATGCCGAGTTTCGAGATGTCCGAGGCGATGCGACCCACGCACGCGTAAACGGCCGAGAACGCGAGCAGGTCGTGGCGGCTATCAACGCCCATACCGGTCTGCCACGCGCCCGCGAACGGCTCGCGCACGACACCGGCAATCGTGCCGCCTCCGCCGACCGGAGCGGCTTTCCGCGTCCAGGAGAAAAGCCGCATCAACCCTCCGGCCGCATGTCGCGGCGCTTGTACGTGGAACGTTTCGCCGCCGGCTCGCGGATCTTCCCGAGTAGGATCAGCAGCTCGACGTGCTTCGGATCATCAACCTCGATCCGCTCGCCGACGTGCCGTGTGCGTCCCGCATACGGGAACGCCACGACTACCTCATAGGTTTGCATGGCGTTCCCCGCTTACCCCTGGCGATGGGCATTGCGTATCGTCCGGTTACGTCCCACCACACTGCGATCTCTCCCGCATACACGCGGTCAAGGACATCGATCTCCGTGATGTCTTCGCCGAACGATTCTCGCAAAACTGATGCTGCCTGAGCGAGGGTGAACCATCGCTTAAACGAACCCACCTCCCGCATTGCTAGCCCTGTAGCAAAGCCCTGTTTAGGAACCGCGCCAACCGGGTAGGGCACCCGGCTTTCGCCCCGCCGAGCTAGGCGCGGTTTGACTTTTGGAATGCCGTCAGTTGGCAACCATGGTCATCGATTGTAGATCGATATACTGTTTTTTTGTACAGTATAGGAGCAGCAGAATGGCGCGAAAAATCAGATGGCCCGGTGAACTCTATCGAATTCTACTTGTGTGTTGCGCCACGTAGCGGCGTGGCTGGGCGAACGGCGCTCCAAGTGGTAAAGTGCTTCGAGACTTTTTGGAGAGGCATGGTCAGCCGTGAACTCAGTAACAAAAACAGTATTTAAAGTAGGCGATTTCGTATCTTGGGCGCAAAACGGCACCCTCGATCTCCGGCCTGTTTTTCAGCGGCGTCCTGTGTGGAAGCAGGGTGCGAAATCATACTTGATCGACACTGTAATAAAAGGCCTGCCAATTCCTATCGTGTTTTTGCGCGATCGACTTGCATTGCAATCGATCGTTACAACGCGTGAAGTGGTTGACGGACAGCAACGTCTTAGAACGATCCTTTCATACATCGACCCTTCGCTGGTAAAGGATTATAGCGAAGACCAAGATGCATTCAAACTAAGTAAGCTGCATAACCCGGATTTTGGGGGGAAGGCATTCGCGGATCTACCTGCTCAGATTCAACGGGCGATTGTAAGTTACGAAATACCCGTCCACATTTTCTCTGCGGATACAGAGGATCGGGATATTCTGCAAATCTTTGCTAGGCTCAATGCTACCGGCGTCAAGCTCAATGATCAGGAATTGAGAAACGCGGAATTCTTTGGTGTATTTAAGTCGGTCACGTATGATATTGCCTACGAAAATTTGAATCGATGGCAGGAGTGGGGTGTTTTCAATCTCAATGACATCTCTCGTATGAGTGAGGTCGAAGAGGTGGCAGATTTGATCGTCTCAATGCACGAAGGGGTTCACGGTAGGGCAAGGAAAGTCATTGACGATTACTATGAAAAATTCGATGTAAAGTATCCTGATAAGGCAGCGGTTGCCAAGCGGTTTGAATCTGTCATGGCGGCTATCGAAACGACGCTTGGTCCATACATCAAGGATAGTGAATTCTCCAGAAAGTCGCTTTTTGGTGATTTATTTGTGGCGATATATCATTTAATGTATGGGCTCGGTTCCAAGCTTCAGTTGAATGTGAAGCCGTCAAAATTGCCCGCCCGATTTGCAAAAAATATTCTCGAATTATCGAGGCAGATCGTTGATGACGAGGTTCCTGAGGAAATAGCGCGCAGTCTAAGAGGCGCTACGGCTCATAAGGGAACTCGTTTGTCGCGAGTAAATTTCATTCTCGGTGCTTTTGGTTATGAGCTCGAAGAGAGCTGATGCGATCGCTGCCGCGTTTCGCTCAAAGGTTGCTCGGCTTGACAGAACACGGCAACGCATCGAGGTCGCGTACAGGCGCGGGATTCTACGGTTGAGCGATGTTGAGGCTTCTTATTCAGGGCTATTCCTTCAGGTTGTACTAGCCTACGAAGCCGCAATGGAGGAACTCGTTCTCGGCTTGCTTGTTAAGCCAGGGGGGGTGGCAAGCCGACATCAGCACGTTCGCGGGAGCGTTAGCGTGCGCAGTTACGAACACGCCATCAAGCTAGCGTCCGGGCCAGGTGGGCGGTTCCCTTCGTGGATTGGGAAAAACGATCTGACTGACATTACGAATTTGCTGCTGCATAAAGGTGCGCCGTTTTCTCTCGTGCCGCAAGCGCTATGGCGTTGGGTCGAACAGAGTCGATATATTCGGAACGCGGTCGCACATCCAAGTGACCATGCGCTACTCCAGTTCCGCCGTCATGTCATTCAAAGCACACCGCTGCCACAACGAGAGCAAACCGTGGCTGGGTATCTGCGTGGCAGTGCCAGTGCGCAACAAACACGGTGGGAGTTGTTCGTTGCGGGACTTGCCCTGTTCGTCAGTACTGTGGCCGAGTGACGTAAAACGTCACCACGCATTGACGTGTCTACCTCCCGTACTCCCGGCATTCGAGATGCCCCATTTTTTGTACAGAAATCGCAATCAGCCATTGGATGATGTGAAGGGCAGTACCTTTGGCCGACCTTCAGTTCGTCAAGGTAGTCGGCCCAGCGCTGCATCATCTTGCGACGCTCTGGCAGATACTCGGCGTGGACGTAGGCGGCCGTGACCTGGTTGCGTTCCGCGTGCGCCATCTGCCGCTCGACAACGTCGCGGCTGTATCCCAGTTCACGCAGCGCTGTCGCCGCAAGGCCGCGGAAGCCGTGTCCGGTCATTCGCGACTTGTAGCCCATCCGATACAGGGCATACAGCATCGTGTTGTTCGAGATATGACTCCGGCCCTGCACGCTGTAGAAGACGAAGCGCTGCTCGCCATTGATCGCGAGCAACTGTGTCAAAACGTCAATTGCTTGCCTGGAAAGCGGGACGATGTGCGGATCGCGCATCTTCATGCGATCGGCGGGCACACACTATTCAGCGGCATCGACATTGATCTCTGGCCACTCGGCCTGGATCATTTCTTTTCGTCCGCACGAATGTCAGCGCCATGAACCGCAAGGCGAGCCGCGTGACCAGATCGCCGGAATATTCGTCAATGTCGCGCATGAGCTGCGGGATCTCGGTCGCCTTCACTCGCGCCATATGCTGTACGCCGGCGCTCTTCTTCAATACCGTTTCTGCGTCGATGTCCGCGGCCGGGTTCCGGGTACAGCGGCCGGTCATGATGCCGTACTGAAACACGGTACGCGAACGCTGCAGCACCCGCGTGGCCGTCTCGCGAACGCCGCGAGACTCGACAGTCCGGAGGATCGCTAGCAGTTCAGGCGCATCGATGCTCGCGATAGGGCGGGCGCCGAGTCGGGGGAATACGTCGACTTCAAGGCAGTTGATGACCTTGTCTGCGTACACCTCGGACCATCCACCGCGCTGAGTCTCAGACCATTCGCGCGCAACGATTTCGAACGAGCTGGCGGCGGCCAGTTGCGCAGCGCGCTTGTCGGCTTTCTTGGCTTCGCCTGGGTCAACGCCTGCGGCTAGCCTTTCACGCGCGCTATCGCGGCGAGCGCGTGCCTCGGCAAGCGATACATCCGGAT